GGAGAGATCGTTGCTAACCTCTTTACCGAGGCCATGCCAAGGCATCTCACCGGCCCAAGCGATGCTTTCAATGTTACCTGCAGACATGTAATTCTCCTTTGGGGTTGAAAACTTCAGTTGCAGAGACCAAGAGTCTTGGCCTTTTCGATCGCGCGATTCAAGGCGAACACGGGATCAAATTCCGGATGAAGGATAAAGTTCGGCGTCGGCTTCCGCGTGATTTTGTTCTGACAGAACACACGTTCACCAACCAGAAGCGTGACGTGACCATCTTGGATGGAGCCGCAAACAACCGGTGTCATCGTGGCCGGAGCAGCTTCCCACAGCGCACGTGCGTCATTGATAGAAATTTGAGCCCAGGGCATTCGCTTCTCCTCTTGGTTCAGCAACTTAACAGCATTTAAACTGTTCGGACGCCAAAAGTAAAGCTCTAAATTCCCTTTACAGTATAACGACTTGCAAAAAAAGAAGGGAGCCAAGGGGGGTAATCCTGACTCCCTTCTTCCTTACCTTAGATCGCTCAGTCTTGGGAGGGCAAGCGGACCGTCGGTAAAGCTCTTTTATTTCTTGAAATTAAAAACTCATGCCGGACCTAGTCACGTGCGGTAAGGCGCTCCTCATAACCTCACACCAGATGCCTAAGTGTTCAATGGCATGGCGCATATTGTCTTCCTTGTAGGTAAAGTCAACGAGGTGTTCCACGAGCTCCAGCATCTCTTTTGGACCGACAGCGGCGTCGGCTAGACGCTTTTCCTTATCCCACAGAACCAAGGCGTCAAGGAGCGCACAACCCTGAGTGTAGAGGGTACCATCATCGCCGTGTACTTCAATGACGTTACCCTTCTCGTCCAAGACAAGGTCACTTGGGTCAATGATGCGAATAGATGCCATGGTAAGTTCTCCTGAGCAAAGCGATTCGCACTCATCTTACCTCTATACCTTCTAATCGCCAAGAGCCTTATTGTGTAAGACAATCAGGGTATTGCTTGCAGGGTCACCGTAGGCTCATCAGCGGTGTCAGCGTTTTTCGTATAGACGAAATTTGCCGGCAACGGTGGCGGCTGCAGCGCATCGGCAATCGTGAGGGAAATGTCAATCGGCGTTTCCAGCTTTTTTGCCAGATCATCAAGATAGCGCTGATACTGCATGCCCCGTTCAAATTCCTCCTGCCCGAACTTCATGATCGCGGCAGAGGCGCTGGAGTGGATTTGGCTGTAATCACCTGTTCTAACAAAGAAGGAGATGATGTGGTCAGCGATGAGGCTCGCGTCAATTGCTTGCGGTTCCGGTAAACTGCGTGACTCTTGTCTGGTTCCAGTCCCAGCATTTCCTTCCATATGTTGGCCCTCTCAATGATCATTTCGTCTATGCTTTTGTACAATCGCTCTGGCGAGTGTCGAAACTGGTGATAACCGGCCAGCGGCTTATCTGACTTTCCAAGCCAGAGATATTCTGAGACGTGACGATAAAAATCTCCCATGAAGCGATAATTTTCAAGAGTGATAGTAGGATCCCAGACCTGCCATGAGTAAACGCGCTTCAACCGGATATACCCAATGATGGCCTGTCTGGGAATTGTGTCAACTGCAGCACACGTACCGAGCGCAGTCAGAGAATCATGATGTGTGAACTTTCCAGAAGCAGCAAGCCTTGGCGCCATAGTCGCAAAGCGTCTTGTGCGTTCATAGACATCAGACTTGGAGAAGATTTCGTTGGGATGGCTGCGGCGCTCAACTTGTTCGATAGCGTCTTCATCAGCCACCAGTTGTGGGATGCGCAGCGTATCAACAACAAAGACGACCGGGACAGATTTGTGATCCTCGCTAGGAATTGCACATTCGGCAAAATACGGAGCGTAGGAATCAGTCAGGTAGACATGATTGGCGTGGCTGTTGACGGTATCTGTCCAGTTGCCTTCAAACCGTGTGCGCCTACGCGGCCGGATGCCCTGCGCCAGAATTTGATCAAGCCAGCGACTGCTTGTGCCATGAAACAGAATCATGTGAAAAGTGCCTCCCAATGGATTGAGAGGCAACTCTAAAAAACAGGCCAAAGTAAGGCAAGAGAAAAGATCTAGCCGATATCAGGCACTTGGTTTTGGAACGTCGTCATCTTTCTTGACCAGCTTCAAAATGGTCGCAGATTTTTTGCTGTTGTCAGGAACAACATCTACGGTATGTTTCTTGCGCTTTGAAAAATGATGAGCCAGATCTTCGCTGTTGTTATAGCAATTCACACCAGCCACATTGATCGCGCAACCATGAAGCCAAGGAACGATTATGTCGGTGTACTGAGGATGATTCCAAACGCCACCATACCATTCGATCATGTCTTGTTGCTTCTTGTTGACGCTCACATCAACGGTGCGGTTACCTTCTGTATCCACAAACAGCAAATAACGCCAACGATACAAAGGTTCATTTTTCTCGTTGACGTAAGCAGCCGTGATGGTGCATATCCATTCCTTTGGTAAGGTTTCTTTCTTGTTAAGACCATTCCACCAGTTCAGAAGCCATTCAAGCATCACAGATCCACATCATCAAATTTGCCGTTTGAAACTTTGCAATGCCACTTAGCCAGCATCCAGTTAGGATGACTCTCCTGCCACTTGGCAATCTCTACCTGACCTTGAAGAAAGCATTGCATCTGGTTCAGTCCCATTGGTGTTCCATCCACTGCTTCTTCAGCAAATGAAAGTACGATATTTTTGCAAGGCTTCTTTGGCTCAGCTTGTAGGATTGAGCACACAGTGGCCAGGATGAGAATCATTTAATAATCTCCGTTGTCAACTTGGAAACAACGCAGCCCGTTCTCGCGGTACATCTGGACTACACTGCCTCTGTCTTCGTATGCAATATCTGGAAAGATGTTGTTATTTCGCAATGTATTTAGTACGTCAAGTTTGACTTCATAATCCGGACGGTAATCCGTCATGCCGCGCATGAACAGACCCTTGTACGCAGTGTGGAGACCCTGATCGGCAAGCCATAGTTCGGTCTCGTAGCGAACGTTCTCCATACGCGCCGTGCTGATGTAATTATCGTGCCCGGCTTCGGCGTACATCTTGAAGAGCTCAATGAGTTCCACATTGGGTTTATGATTTCTGATGTTCTCGTTCCACTTGTCCCAATTTTTTGGGATAGTGCGAACGTGATGCTCAAAGTCATCACAATTTGTCAGAGTGCCATCTAAATCCCAGATGATAATGAATTTTTTCATGCTGCCTGTTGTGAATAAATTTTATGGGGTGCTTGATGCCGACAATCCAAAGAGTCAAGGACGACGTAATGTTTTGCCTCTTGACGAATAGTTGGGATAAAGCAATTCAGTCGCTGCTCAATAAACGACCAGCAATCCGATTCGGAATATGAACGAAAAAGGATACGCTCGATCATTCGGTCGTATGATACGACTCGGTACATCATATTTCCCCCACCAAGAAAAAGTGCTGAGGATATTATGATACCGGTAAACGGTGTTTTTAAAAAGTTAAAAATCAGGTCGCCACGTTGACAACAGTTCCTGACGCGGTAACTGCTCTGGCTTGTTTCTTATAGAATGAAGCCGCGCTGTCTAGTGCCTTGTTGATCAGCGTGTCTGTGTTCTGCACCGTATTGACAGTGAGCCAAGTACCGGTGATATTTTTGACTTGAATGTAGATGAGCTTGTTGTCCATGAAACTATTTAGCGGGATGCGAAATAGGCGGCAATGGCCAAAGAGAAGGCGAGGACGCCGATAAGCGTAGTGTGATAAAGGTCTACGTATTCATAATAGTTGAGTGCCGGCAACAGCGCCAGGATAGAAGCGGCTGTGGCGAGCGTTATGATTGCCAATACTTCTTTCATGACATCACTCAAATAAAAAAGGGAGCCGAAGCTCCCTAAAATTAGCCGTGCAGCGGTTTAAGGCAAGTGACTTGACAGAGCCTTACCCATTCTTTTGGCTTTTCTTTGCGCAACGTCGCGATCTTGATGACCTCACGTAAGGTTAATTCTCGCATGCGGTCCTCATTATCACTAATGAAATTCAGAACCTCCGTCTGCTCCTTTGACGTCAACCCCAATTTCTTGAGCATGCCATCCGTAATACAAACTTGCCGGATACGGATTAAGGCTTCCCGCCGCGTCGGCATCGCCAAGTCAACATAGTTGGCTCGCGACATCAACGCAGAGATATGTGTGGACAGCTTGGATTTTTTCGCCACCATCTGATCAAAGTCCAGATTGGTGATGAAAATGACCGAACCCTGGAAATGGAACGAGCTCGGGATCGTCAACCCAGCGTCATCGGTCAAGATGCACTTTGAGAGGTAAGTCATGGTCCGTACCGGACAGGTGTCACAAGCGGCTTTGAGTAGATTGAGCGCCACTGTGTCGGTGAAGATGACGTCGGTATCGTCAAACACAACAACGTCGCCGGGATGGCGGTATTTGTAGAAGGTTGAGTAGAGACCGGTGCGTGTTGAGTAGCCTCTGACCGGTTCAAAGCTGTTGTCCTTGAGCAGCTTCTTCATCCGCTCTTCAACGGTAAAGGTTTTACCACAACCCGGTGGACCAGAAATGATGAGAGCGCGGGCATCACCAAGCACCACAGTATCAATGAGCTTCACCATGATGGCGAAACGTTCTTTGATGTTATCAGCAATTTGCTGATCGGTGGTCTTTGGTTTCTTGGTAGAAGAATTGTGGACGATTAGATCAGCTTCGTCTACCTTAGTGCGAGGACGTCCAACCGGACGTGCCGCATTGTATTTCCGTTTACCGGATGCTGGTTTTCCTTTGGGCATGCCTAAGCTCCTTTTCACTGTAGCGAAGGCGAATATACTTTATTTCCGCAAAATAAAAAAGAGCTGATTTAGCGAGGGATATCAAGGCGTTGGCAGTTTTTCTACCGATCGATAAGTTGCCTTGAAAAGAAGTTTTGGGGTGCGAAGGAAGAAGGTATGCCGCCAGCACTCAAACTCCTGAGCGCTCTCGTCATAATGACTTTTTCCTCCCATTGCATTACAACGATCGCACAACTCAGCCACCACCTTTTCCTCTGCGGTAGGCGGTGGTTTGTTAAAGGCTTCAATCGCTAGGCAGACCGCAGCTATCAGCACAAAGACCGTGCTGATAACCGAGAGAAACGTCAGCGTTTTATTCTGATCATCCACGGTAGCGCTTATCCGCAGCTGTCTTCTTATACACCGTCACAACGTAGGTAGAACCGGTGGCGATGGCGAACACCGACAGTGGCAGCAGAAGCCAGACACCAAGTATCCAGACTGCAAAAGAAATAACAGAGCAGACAGCGGTGACAATAAAACCAAAGAAGGCAGCGTCAGCCAACGCATCCTTGTTCATGTTCTGTAAAAATACAATCAATTTTTCGATCATTTCTTTTCCTCAATGAGTGGTTTTAGATACATCATGGCCATGCCGACGTGGCTATAAGCTAACGCCTGTGCGACCATATCTTCACCTGTAAAGGTTAGATTTTCTTCAAGATCATCGGAAATGATTTGCAAAATTTCCATAGATTTTTGTAGTAGATTTTGAACGTGCGGCATCGAGCGCACGAGCTCTAACTCGTCGAATAATTCCATTTATATTTTCTTGAATTAAAAAAAGATGGCGATCCCAGAGGGATTCGAACCCCCACCCCAGGGTTTAGAAGACCCGGACACTTTCCATTATGCTATGGGACCTGGCGTGTCTGAAGGGAATCGAACCCTCCTCACCCGTTAGACAGACGGGTCGCCTCACCAGATGCGTACAGACACTTATTTCAGATGTATAGCTTTGCCGAAGGCATGGTAATGAAACCGGTAAACCTCAAAGGCAAAGTCTCTAGCGACGTCGTATTCTTCAACTTGATTCGCTTTATCAGGGAAGAATTGTACTATAAGACTACGTAAAAAGCAATTCCCATAATTTTCCTGTAATGGGAATTGCTCTTCGTAATCCTCAATTACCTGCAACTGCTCTGATAGCGGCATCAGTTGAACAATTTCTCTCACCGTCTTGGGCATCGGGATGCTCCCCCTTACGATTCAAGTGATGGTGTTCAACCTTGTAGCGTAGAGGCTCACTCCTTCCAGCAACGTAAGAATGAGCCTCTAGCGCATCTTCAAAGCAGTTATCGATAACCCAGTGATCAGTCACGATCGTTCCCGTTGGAATCATTTCCGTTAGTTTCTGATTCTTGAAGACGATTGCTACGATCATGTTCTGTCACCATTTCATTATAAGCTATCTTGGCCAGTGTGATAGCATCAACGATGTTGAACCGCGTCCGAGCTAAGAACTCTTCGGTGCGCGATGATGGCTTCGGTTCGGTCTCCCAATTTTTGTCAATGTTGTAACAATGGCCGCCGTTATTAACAGACCAGAAGCCATTGCCCCGATACCGGATGCGAACCTGAAGCTCTGATTGGGTTGGCTCATAGCCTTCGCCATATACGTATTCAGAGATCATCAGACGCGGCATCAGCAGCGGCGGAGAATTGGTAGCTGTAGCTGGGATTGAACCAGCCTTTTGACGCTTATGAGACGTTTGAGACACCTTGCCCCCCTACAGCCGTAGTTGTTTTGCGTAGAACCGATATTTATGCACCTGGAATATGAGTCCCAAGGTACCGAAGCCGGGATGAGTGCGAATCTCCGTCAGGATTTCATCCGCTAACTGTTCGAACAGTTTTGCCATGTTTCTCCTCCTTCAAAATACGCTGAACGTCTTCGGTGACATCATGAATCAGCTTGTTCATTTCTTCCACCGTGTCAAATCGCTCCTTGGGTCCAAAATCATGCCCAATGCGATAGGTCACAACATGCTGTTGATCCGCTGTCAAGTTGACGGCGATGACAGCATTACTTTTTGGAAGGGAATGCTCGTAGACATGAGTATAGTTTTGTGTCCGTCCGCGATGCGTCCGCTTGAACCCTTGTGAATGAAGCGGCTTATAGAATTGTTTTTCTGCACCGATTGTCAATGTAATTACTCCTCTGTAGGACATGTGCCCATCAGAGGAGTATAAAAAGACCAGTCGCCAAAAGTAAATGAAAAAAAGTCGCCGTGTTTTAAGGCTTGGGAGGAGAGTGTACTCTTACATTTGGGTAAGCTTCAAGAAAGCGATAGTACAAGCCTTCTTCTCTACCTCTTGCATCAATCTCATATGGCAAATCCCAATAATCGATTTTGTCTTCTGGGACAGGAACGCGGTTCCATTTAACAGGAGATCTTGTGGTTTCATCAGTTAGTTCACCCTTGGCGTATTGTTTCACATGAGCCATTTCGTGTGCCAAGGAAATTAGAGTTTGACGTTTCTTGAATTTGGAATTTAAGGTGATACGAAATTCTATGGGTTTGACCGGCGCATCTATCCATTCCATGTACGCCTTTTCCTTGATTTTTCCCATGACGATGGTGATTTTCAACTTCTTGAACAATCGCGGTAACATCAACTTATTAGCATAAAATCTAGCGGCTAGACGTAACTCTTTGGTGGAAATTATGTACGGATCAATTTTTCTTGTTGTTATAACCAATTCTTCTCTCTATGAATATCTTGTTTACTAGGGGAACATAATCAAGTGGGTCTTTCTCAAAATAGTAACAATCAAAATCACCAGTGGAAAAGATAATGACAATTTTCTCAACGTGTATTCCGAATTGCTCGTTGAGCATCATACCGTAGGTGGTAGCTTGCGCAAAGTACGATTCGATATATTTTTCGCTTTTGTATTTAGTTGTGGTCTTCAAATCCAGGATTGCTGTAACACCATTCCAGTTGACAATGGCGTCTGTTCTGCCGGCAGTCTGCAGCCTTGTTGAGCAAAGCGCAAACTCTGAACCATATACTTCTTGTATGTTGGAATTTAATTTTCGGGAGACAGGACCAAAGCGCATCCTGTCAATGGAATGTTCAGAGGAGTAGTCTTCGTTCAGAAGAAACTTCTCAAGACATCGGTGAAGATTAGTACCGTTACGCGCTGCATCGCGCGTTATCTTTTCGGCATTCTCTTCACCGATGCGCTTTCGCCACTCTTCAAGTCCAGATTTATCATAGTATTGACCTAGCACAGTCGTAACGGACGGAAGTGGACCATACGGTGTGTGATAGATCCGGCCTTCTGGTGTGAGTTCGTCTTTGTATTCAGTGATAGGGAGGAGGGTCTGCTTAAACATTACTTCTTCGGTTTAGATATTACCTTACGCAGCTTCTTTGCTTGGGTTTCAATGATTGCGCGTTGGGTTTCAGGGAGATCTGCGAGGATTTCTTCAAGACTTTTCGGCATGCTTTTTCTTCTCTGCCTCAATTCTTTCGGCATACTTTTTCTTAGCTTCCTCAAACTTTTGGATGAACTCAGCTCTGTCTTCCGGTGTCATACCTTCGGTAAGCTGAAGCATTGAGACACGTTTGGCATAACCGCGTTTGACGAGGGTATCAATCAAGCGTTCCTTGAGAGGGACTTCTTTATCCGTAGGTATGTCCGATGACATCTTGGTCCTCCAGACGGTTCTTGGTTATGATATAATTTTTGACGAGTGCAGAGCGAACAATGTCACATTCTTCAAATTCCACAAACTCAAAACAGTTCATATTTTGAATGATTTTAATAAAGTCGGCAATACCTGAAAGCTCATTTCTCTTCTTTAAGTCTATCTGCTTAATATCGCCTGCGAATACGATCTTTGTATTGTTGCCAACGCGAGTCATGACCGAGTGCATCTCGTGCCCTGTTAAGTTTTGGCATTCATCCACCAGTACAATGGCATCGTTGAGGGTAATACCACGAATGAAGGAAGTTGACATGAAGTCCACGATACCCTTCTGCTTCAACACGCAGTAGGCATCGCCGCGTTCCAGGAGCTCGGCGCAGATGGGCATGTAGGGAGCTTCAAATGCCTTCATCTTATCTTTGTCAGAACCAGGCAAATGACCCATGTCGCGCGTTTGCACAACGGAGCGAACGATGATCAGTTTTTTGTAGGGAGTTTGGGAAGAGAATATCTCTTTAAGCGCCAGATAGATGGCGATGAAGGATTTGCCAGTGCCGGCAAGGCCATGTAGGAATAGGTGTTTACGGGAGAAATTACGGAAGACCAGTTCTTGGTTTTTTGTCAAAGGGGAGAAAGTCTTAAGCTCAATGCTTAACTTGTTCTCAAGAGCATTTTGTTGATTACTACGCTTCTTTTTAGCTCTGCTAGACATAAAGGTCCTTTGTTGTTGAAGTTGACGTTATTTTGTGTTGACCTGCCCGCCAGGATTCTCCTTCTTGATTTTCTTGAGCAACGAGTTGAACTCGTCATCGACTTTGAATTGACTGCCAGGACGATAGCCGATGTTCATCTTATCGGGCACACCTTGTTGCCAATCCGGATTATCGGCGAGGAAAGCCTGTAGCTCTTCCCATGAGAAAAGCTCGTCTCTCTCCTCGCCAGTTAGTTTATGTTCGATGCGGTAAAGCGGCATTACATTTTCTTTATTATACTATCAGTTTCTAGAAGCGCTTTGAGATATTTTTCATTCAACTCTCTTAGATTTTGAATCGAACGTTCATGATTACTGATGTCATGATTGCATCGATTGATAGCATCTTCTAAGGATTTTCTATACGTATTGAGTATATTTAATGAACCGCTTAGAAGATAATTGTCTTCATCCAAATTCGGCATTAGTCCAGGTCCCAGTCTCCAACAATATGTTTCTCTTGATTTGAGAGTTCATCAAAGTTTTTGGAGCGTAAAGCGTTTTTCAATTTCTTCTCATTGCGATGCTTGTTCTTGTTTCTTTTGTCACGTGAGAAATCGTCTTCTTCATCGTACCAACGATACTTGGTTTTGCCTGACTTAGACATTTATGCCTTCTTTGCAGCCTTCTTCTTTGGAGCTGCCTTCTTTGCTGGAGCTTTTGCTGCCTTCTTAGCAGCGGGTTTCTTTGTTGCGGCCTTTGCCATTTTAGGTTCCTCTTCTTTAGTTCCATTGATGATGTTGATTGCTGTTGCGTCAACATCTGGTAACAGTTGTGGGAAAGCTTCCTTGATTAATCCATAGTCAAGGTTCTTATACGGTAGACGCTTCTGTACAGCATGACGTAACAGATCGATGTCAGGTTCCCAGAGCATGTCTAGTAACTGAGTCAACAAAACCCTACGTTTGGCTTCGGAGAGTGCGTCATTTCCACCTTTAACAAACAGGTAGAGACGACGTGCTTCTGCTAACAGCATAGTCTCACGACCTTCGTCTACTTGGTTTGGATGGTATGGTGGAAATTCAGGGGAGATAAGCCACTCGATTTCAGGGTGTAGCGCATACTGCAATACAATCTGAACAGGCTTACCAGCATTGTGGCGGAGATAATGGATGCGGGCGTCACGCTCTGCGATCTTATCTGCCTTGTCTAGTATTTCATGGACACCAAATTGGTGCGACATTTAGAACTCCTGTAGATTCTCAATAAACTTCACTAGCTTTCTGTCATAGAAATAGTTGAAGAGTTTGGATTTGTTTTTGATGGGGGTGTTTTTGAAAGTAGTCCAGATTTCATTCTGGAGATTTTGCGGAATGCAATTGAAATCTATGAGCTCGCGATTACGAGCATAGTTACGCTTCACGCTTTCCGGGAAGGTGTCAATATCAGCAGTGAGCAAGTGCTCTTTGCGTTGTTTTGTCAAAACCTTTTGTCTCTTACCTGTCACAAAGGTGTCGTCATCAGAGAGGACGTTTGGAATGCCATCACCGGCATCACCTTCAATAATATGTTCGCGCAGGTATTTAGTGGGATTAGAAACTTCAAACTTCTTCTTGCGGACAGGGTTGTACTGATCGATCCACCATTCGTGAAGCTGACCAAAGTCACTGTCAGATGCTAGAATAAGAACTTTGTTCTTGTGTGAAGAATCGAACACTGCACTGCGCGAAATGACCGCGATCAGATCATCGGCTTCGGCTTTGTCTACTGCAATGACAGGATAAGGGAAATACTCAATCAGGTCAGATTTGACTTCATCAAACCAGGAAAAAACCTGAGACCAATCGATCTTTGACTTTTCACGATCGAGTTTGCGTCTTGCCTTGTAGTATGGGAAGACGTCTTTACGCCAGTAGTTTCTGGCATCAGTACAGATGACGAGATCACCGTACTCATCTTTGAACTTCATGTTGTAAGAACGGATACAGTTCAGAATGGTGTACTGTATGTTTTCTTTGTTTATATCAGCGCCAAGTCCGGTAGCATGTAAAACGGAAAAGGTAGTCGCATTCAAATCAAGGAGTATCATTATTCTGAGTAATCAATTCCACATCAGGTTTAAGGGTCACGGTTGTTTCACTCATATCAAATAGTCTGGTAGCAGCGGCTTGAAGGATATGTTCTTCACCATCATATCTATTCACCAACGATCGGACGGCTTCAAGGATGAACGCAATATCTTTCATTTGATATTGTTGAATCTCTTTGACGTCATAACCGTAAGCATCGAGTTGTATCATGATGATATCTATCATATCGTGACAGAGGTCATTATTTCTTGGTTGCCGAATGGCATCAACTAAGTCAGAAAGTATTTGGTCCGGTGATTTGACGTTGGGCGGAATAGGTTTCTTGGGTTTAGGAAACTTGTAGACATTATCAGTCATTTATCTGCTTTCAGTAAGATCGTATCGTTATTGATACGACCATTGGCTGGTCCTTCCTTGGTCTTGATGGCCTTGAACGCTTTGAGCATTCGCAACCTGGGAGTATTTATTATCTCATGGAGTTGAACGGCCGGTTTCCGCAATACCTTGCTGGTTGACAGCTTCTCATCAAAGCCGGTTATCGTGGTGCCCTTGACCGTCAAAGTGCCTTCAAGATAAGTTAGCTTGCGATTGCGGACGTTGTAGAGCCAGACGCTCTTGGCACCCACTAGCTTGGCAGGCTCAATGGAGACGATCTTCAAGGAAGGATCAGATTCTTTGAACTTGACGTTCTTAGTCTGCTGCTCGGCCGAGCGTATCTTGGGCTTTCTAGGCTTGCGGAGCTTACGTTCCTTAGTGTTTGCCTTGAGATAGAGCTCGCCATCGGTGATCAAGCTCTGTACGTAACTAACATACGCCTTCTTCTGCTTCTTGGTCAAATCATATTCGGGTATTTCTTCAAGAAGAAGGATTAGGTCACTGAGGACAAATCTGACGCTCAGTGCCTTTGCCTGAGAATCCTGCAGGTATTTGAAATAATCCGGTGCGGTCTTTTTATAATCAGAATTATAAAACTCATCAAGGAACGCGTCGGTATCTGCCGCGACAACATTCATTTCCCGTGGTGCATCATTGAACTCATTGAGCTTGCTCATGACGTTGCCCATGGCGATCTCTTGAATGCGATTCTCAAGATGGATAAGCTGATCGGGCATGAGTTTACACCCTGCGAAGAACATCTTAGCGATGGCACACAAGGTGATGGGAATTTGAATGTCTTTGATTTCTTTGATCTGAGTGACGACGTTTTTATCGTAGTTCAATTCTACGTAACGCTCAAGCCACTTGCGGAGAGTCTTGACTTCTCCTAGTTGTGCATACCAGTTGTAGGCATGCAGGACGTTCTCTCTTGTCGCTTCATATTTGGCACCCAACTTTGCGGGCTCTTCACCATAGATCTCCTCTTCGGCCCTACGACCCTTGAACGCATTAATTGCCTTTTTCGTCAGCCTTGCCATTTCATATCTTTTTCGTATTTCTTCTTGCAGCTATTACAAACTGCTCTCAGGTAATTTGGGCCATGAATAAACTTTCGTTTGTGACAAATGGCGCAAACCTTACTGTTCCACCAGCGTTTGATATGCAGAGCCGTTACGGCTCCGACGGCCAATGCCGGCAGTATGACCAAGAGCAGGACTTCCATGATTATATAGCCTCAAGCTTTCAACCGACCAATGGTAATGTTCTGTTCAATGCGGATATCTTTATTATGAAACCACCAAAACTCTCTGCTCTCCCGCATGAAGCAGCCCCAAAAGGTATCTGCATCATAGCTGTAGTCAAGAATGAAATAAGCTTCAGCCTTGCCCTTGGGAGTGTCTAAAGTAATTGGTGGCTCTAAACGCTGTAATATAACTGACATCAGTCTAAATCGTCAACCCATTCAAAAGCTAAGTCTTCTTCGCTTCCATCATAGACATTCAAGTCAATGCCTTTTGACGGAATACCATTTATGGTATGCGGCTCCGGTCCAATACCATCGCCCGTGTACTGCCACAGCCAATAGTTCTTGAAACCAACAGGCGTCTTTGCCTTTGGTCCATATTGAGCCAGCCAGAGTCTATGTTCGGAAAAGAAAGGATCGGCTTTTTTCAATTGCTCTTTGAGCAAGTTGCCGGAATAAATGACAGGACGCTGTCCCGTCTTCTGACGCACCAACTGCATGAATTGCTTAGCTTGAGCCAAGCTCATGGTGCCGCCTTTGTTAGGATTCTCTTCATAGTCAAGTGCTAGAAGAGTCTTCTCATCCCAATATGAATTTTTCAGGAAGAAATCGACTTGCGCTTCAACGTCTTCGGCAGTGGCAAAATGATATGCGCCCCAGAGGAGCTTATTCTCACGTGCCCAAATCATACGGTTGCGATACGTGGTATCGACCATATACGTGCCTTGCGTGGCTTTGTGTATGATACCACGAATGCCGGAGTCATACACTTCTTGCAAGTCAGTGATTTTGTTGTGGTGTGATAGATCCACAACCATTGGCTTCATCATCTCTCAGAATCCTTATTGATATTGTTCTGAGAGTATTTAGTAAAAATTGCCCATTAAAGCCAGTGCCAAGTCAGTTCTTAAGACACGATCACACTTTATCAGCTACCACTGAGTGGCGGGCGAATAGATCTATGGCGTCAGTATGTTTCACCTGCTCTTCAATATCTCCAGGTGCGCACCCTTTCGGAGACCATTTCAAATTCGTGGGGTGGGATCTTTAACGTGCCCATCCACCCCCGGAACACGGACTCTGAACTTCACATATTGCTGCAGCGCCAAGGAAGGATGTCAAACACAAATTCTAGGCCACCGTTTTTTTGTATGCAGGACGTGGTCTAAGTTCCCCAAGGTCGGACACTCCTTGACGACACCCCTATACCTGCCTTATAGCGTCCTTATCGTGCCTTATCTACGCTACGTATTCGAATTATGGAAATGCGCCCCCGTCCACGACGCACATCGATGTTGCACTCACACCAATTGCAACTTACCTGCCAGATCCAATTTCCTAGACAATTCTGGTATTGTCATTGAAGGATATTGGGAGGTCCGGACCGCTACTGCCGAATAAAGCGGATATTTCCTCAGAGAACAAACATTCTAAATGTTTTTAGTATGAAAATCAAGTAGTTTTTCGGGATTGTTTGATTTTCTTTTCAATTGCGAATGCATCGCACCAAATGCTGTGAACAATTTCGATATTTGGAGCGCCGCAACAATATACGCAAAGAACATAATCGCTGTGGCCAGTACCGGGATCATATTCACGCCATACAACATCGATTACCTTTTCTGTATCTAGAAATTTGCCATGTTGGTATTCAATAATCATTACGCAATATATTTGAAAACGCGATAAGTGTTATTGATTTCTCGGTTCTCAACATTAATTGATTTGAGGAACGCTTCCCAATGCAATTTCTTGGTTTCCCAATTGTAATACTTCTGGATATAGTTACGCTGTTCCTGAGTCACCGCATTGAGACGACCGGCTGCGAGACTGTCCTTCACCTGCTCAATGAGAACGTCCAGTGCTCCCATGAATCGCATGGCATGGCTCTCACGATGTTCATGATACCCATACATCATGGTCAGGTTGCCGGCAGTTTCCGGCAAGGCACCAAGATCCGGATGAACACACATACACCCGGCACTCATCGCTTCGATCAAGGCAATACAGCTGGTCTCCATCCAGGTGCTTGGATAGGCAAAGATGTGCGCCTTCTTCAACGCTTCTCTGACTTCGGCATTAGGCTTGAAGCCATGATACGTGCAACCCGGATGATCACCGATGGCCTTGAAAAGCTCAGCAAACTCCTTGTCGCGTTCACCCCAGCCATATATCTCAAAGCTGGAGTAGACGTCCAGGTGGATATCCTGCCGACGCTTGTAGAGCTCCTTGAATGCTGCGAACAGAATGTTCAGGCCACGGTGCGGCGTGGTGTGATAGATTAGGTTGATCGTACCGTCATTGGGCTTCTCATGGAAGGAGATTGGCTCAATGCTGTTGTGAATCACCGTAGTTGGTGACGGCGGCAAGCCTTTGAACAGGTTGAAGTACTGTTGCCGCTGCCAATGTGAGACAAATACAACACGATGGAACCGGGTCCAGCTGCCATTCAATTCAATTGCTGCCTTGGCTTCAGGATCCTCAGCCAAGTCATGACAGTAAAGGACGCGGCGCTTGGTAGCGTCAAGCTCTCTGACGCGACTTGGGACGATCTGAAAATCCGAGAGGAGCTCTGGATCTAGATCACGGTAAAGTCGCTCCATGATCTGCTCAGTTCCGCCAAAGCTATTCCTGCTGAGTTCGTTACGCTCAAAGGTCAGAGCAGTATCAACAATCTTCTCAACTTCAGCGTCCGGTGGTGCAATTGCTTCTTCAGTATTATTTTCCAACGACAACGCCTTTCTTCATGGTAATATCAATTCCATCGGCAGACACGTAATGAATCTGCGTCACGGTTTCTGGCTTAATGGAACGCCAAGCTGCCTTCTCTCTATCCCAGACGACCACTACGCCTTGAGCATCATGACGACGCTTCTCTGACATAGATTTGTATGGTTCTTCATTCTCCGGCAGAACGCTGGGATGAAGCGTGGCCTGCATAACGCGCACTTCGCCATTGACCTTGATGAACGTCACGTCAACGTTCTCATGGCCTTGTGCCAGCTGGCGAAGGGTATCGGTGGTTAAGTTGTCAAATGCAACTTCTATGACAGATGTGTCAAATGGATCGGCGTTCATCTTATTTCCCCAAATTTTTCTGAAGTTCACTGTAGCTGACCAGTTTCCCGTCACAAAAAATTACTGGTAGCTCCCTCAGTGACGGGTACGATTCTAGCAATACTTTTTTGTATCTGTCAATGTCTTTTTCTTCAAATGAAATGTTTTTTTCATTGAGAAGCTGTTTCGTTTTATCGCAATTCGAACAACCCTCTCTTGTGTAAATGGTATATTTCATTCTTGTAAATACTGCTTTCTATCAGGAACAGAACGATTGTATTCTTCCAGGATTTCAGTCGCCTTTCGTGTTGGCAGACCAAATTCCTGTGCGAGTTTCTCGCGTAATAGATAGCTCATTGTTTCGCCTTTGAGGCGAAGCTTATCCAGATATTCAAAATACTTTTCATTTGCCATGGATTGTGATCTCCGAAATGACTTGATGATCAACTAATGTTATATATGTACCCTTGACTGTGAACCAAATGCCCAAAGTCGCGATGAGTACGAATACCAACTTGAAAAGGAATAAACGTAATTGTTGTAGAAGGAAAACTTCAAGATTTTTCATTTTTCTTATTAGCCCATTCTAAAGCTGCTTTTTTCTCTTCATCAGTAAATGTTATCATGAAAGCTTCGGCCTTCATGAAGCCTGGTTTCACATCACCGATTTTCGCCTTGAAATACTCAGACCAGTTGGCTCTTCCTATATCTAGCGAATTTTGCAGGATATCAAATTCATCATCCGGTAATGGACTCTCAATGAACTTGCCGCCATTGTCGGCATCCTTGGCGTGGTAGTAGAGATAGCAGGCGTAGAGATAGATCTTCTCGCGTTCAAGTCTGCTATCTATGATCATTTGCTCCACGACCGGGTCATAGCGCGACCAGCTCTTGCCCCGGTTGTATGAATACCACTCCCCAACGATGCGCTGGGATGGCTTAATCTTCACCATCCCAGTTGCGTAGACGTTGGCTTCTTCAGTGGGGTCAAGGAAGGCTTCAAGACTCATTTGCGGTAGACGCGTCTGGGCGTTCTGCGCCGCTGCTTGTGAGGACCGAAGAAGACCATGCCATTATTGCAGATCCATTCGGGTCCAAAGTTTTTGAGATAAGCGTTGGCACGTTTGTGGCCAAGCTGATCGGTGAGCGCCTTGACCTTGGTTGGCCGAACCTTGCTCTTAGAGAAGTCTGTCTTGGCTCTGGCGGCTTCTTCTGAGATGCCTAGAACCCGCACCATGCGTTTGCTCTTACGATCGGTAACGTCGTAGAGTATGTACTTGAAATTACGATACGTTGGATAGGGGATAACTTTCTTCGGTCGTCCAGCGCGGTTCAACAGCTTTCTCTTCAAAACAGCCTCTTGTTCTTTCGTAGTATTCAAAAATTGTTTCTTCTGGAATAAAATGGTGCTTCACATGACCTTCTTCGATCAATGTGGTCAAAACTTTGTATGCGGTGATGTTGGCTTCTTTCTCCCATGGTAGATTGCTGTATTGATGAGCAGAAAGATTATACATGTCGCGACTATGTAGATTTACACTTCCTTCCCAGCAAGTGTACCATTTCCCGTCAATCTTTTCGTCGTAAAGCCTTTTTTCAAGGTATTGCTTATGATGCTGTAGTTCATGAACAAAGATTGAAAGGAGCGTGTCTAGATGCGTCTTGAAGACACGCATTGTGGCAGTGAGATAGCTGCTGATGACAATGCGACCGATTTGTCTATACTCACCGCCACCACTAAAAGGCATCAGGTTAAATGCCGGCAATGGTTGCCCTTGCATATCCATCAATTCAATGATGCGAGAGAACGTCCAGGGCGGAAGGTTTTCCATCAACCATTGCTGTTCCATTGCGTTGCAATTGTTATAGATGGCTTGATANCCATCCAACCGAATGAGTTTNCCATCAAGATGGTCCAANCCATCCTGTANATGAGTCTTGTTGAAATCTCTATCCGGTGGACTTGCTACAAGCTCAATAAACTTCCATTTGGTTGTATCGGTCATTGCATTGCCCCGTNACTGTGATCAATGAAGTGTATGGACTGCATGGATAGTGTTAGTTGGTAGTATTGCTGCGCCATTAGAACTTCTAGTTCAGCAAGATCCCTCTTGGTCGGTCGCCTTTTAGCGGTCAGCTTCTTGATTTTGTGATTGAGTGGTTTCAACGCGACGGAGAACATAATACCTCACCTTTGCCTCAAGCGCCTTCTCTTTTTTCTGATCTTACTGCCTTGTTTTCTTCTGCCCTTGTGGCGTTTGCGCTTTACGTCAGAAGACATACATAGCCTCCGCAAGAACGCGGTTCATGTCCGGTTCTTTGTACAGATCAGATTTTAGAACTTTGCCATCTTCACGACGCAGGACGTTCCCGTCCTTGTCAAGTTTTGTCATATTGCTGAGATGGACTTCGGTGAAGGCTTCATCCATTGGAAGCCCAAACGAGACACCTGTACCATACACTACGTAGAGGATATCGGCAAGCTCTTTTGTTATCTTGGCTAGATCAAATTCCTCGTTGTCCCATTTGATTCGATCAGAAACAACAATTTCGGGATTTCGCATGTGAAGGCCAAACTCAGCAAGGTATTCTTTGACTTCTTCAACAATCAATTCGGCTCTGAGAATTTGAGTATCCCGGGAAGGAACGACCGGCAAATTATTCTTTTCAATACCAAATACTTCATGGAACTCAGAAACCATATTAAAATTGGTACGGCCACGACCGCAGCAGCTATTCATTTCATTTCCTTGAAAATAAAAAGCCGGAGTCGCACTCTCCGGCAGATTTCGTTAGTGTTTGACAATATCTTCGGCACCTGGAGGCGTAATGCTCATCAGAGGGACAGTGCCGCCAGGGATCATAGATTTCGGCAGTTCGCCGTTCCAGCGCTGTGCAATGGTCAGCTGAGCCACACCCGGATTATCCTTGAGCGCTTGCCCCTTCTTGACGATGACTTCGGCTTCGGCGTCACCACGCATCTGGATAGCCTTGGCTTCTGCTGACGCTTCACGTTCAACCGAGCGAGCCCGGCCATCGGCCTCGTTGAAGGCCTGGTCAGCTTGTGCCTTGGCACGATCGGCATCCTGCTGCGCCTTGGCTACATTGATCTGAGCGACCATTCGATCTTCAACGGATTTCTCATAGGCATCAGAGAAATCGATGTTCTCCAGGTTGAAGCCGGACACAGTTACAACCGGCTTACCGCAAGGCTGCACCGAGTTGACCGCAGATTCAACAGCACCGGCAATCTCAGCGGTGAGTTTAGCACCATCGTTGATTGCGGATTGCGCATCGTAAGTACCGAACACGTTCTTGACGTTGTTAAGAACACGAGGAGCAATGATCGTACTGATCAAGGCATCTCGGTTGGTACCGTAATGAGAATAGATGCAACCTACCTGGTCAGGATCAATTGCCCAGTTCACCGAAGCCACGATGTCGGCTGGCTGCTGGTCTTTTGAGTAGGCTTGAATCTTGCTATCACCGGCCCACTTCAGAGTGTTGGTAGCGATAGAGTATTCGTAGACTGCTTCGATCCATGGAGTCTTGAAACCAAGACCAGGATCAGCCATGCCGATGATGCGTCCATTTCGTAGGATGACACCACGGTAGCCTGAGTCAACAGTGTAGTAGCAGCCACCTATGACGGTCAACGCGATAAGGACTGCAAATCCTGAGAAAAACAGGAAAAACCCTTGTTTAAAGCTCATTTCGTCTTCTTTCCTTTCATAACAACAGTAGTCTTCTTCTCTTCTTGCTCACCCCTGATACGTGCGTTCTCATCAGCTTTACCTGCGAGCCACATACCAAGGTAGTAAACTCCAACACCCATCACAATCAAGACAACCAATTCTCCGATTAATCTGTATATCATCAGTTCATTCCTTAATCGTGACGGTATTCTTCAGTGTCTGTTGTGCCATCTGATCGCAGACAAACTTGGACATGATCGTCAAAGGCATCAAGCAGGAAGTCGGAATCAAGCGCGTGGAAGATTTTTGTAAATGCTTCCCAGGCTTCTATTGCATTCTCACCAAATTCATTTGGCTTAGCCTTAGCTTCGTTGTAGCGCTTGGTCCAGTAGTTCTCTGGATCTAAGGGATCCATATGCTTCGCGTAGAGAGAAATGCTTGCGATCTCATTGAACACTGTGTCATCTTCATACGTGATGCCATCTTCAAGTTCTTCTTCGGTCAACACGAATGGATCATTGACGCCGAACGTACAAGCATCACCGTCATTGAAGTAAGGCGTATACTGTGTCCAGCTGATGGCCTTAGCCTTCGGCACAGCGGCAAAGAACTTGTTAGCGGCAATCGTCAGCACTTCCTTGGTTGAGTCCGACATCTTCTTCTTGAGATCGTTGTATTTCTCAACTTGTGCCATGAAGTCTTCAGTCTTGTCAGGCGAAGGTGGTGTCAGCGACGCTTCACTTGGATAGCAGCCATCAAAGACCGTTGCTGGAACACCTGGTGATGGAAATGCAGTGACACCATCAGAGTTAGCTGCAAGATAGAATTTATCTACCGGAACAGTAACAGTAGGTGCACGTTTTGCACTTCCCTGCGCCCTCCCCAGCATCCAGTCGGTTATTGGGAGATCTTTCAACCAATCCTGGATGCTGGGGATGTAACCAACGTCCTCAACGATGTGATCTTCAGCAACGTCTCGGACAGAAACTTTCTTGGGGTTCATTTGTAGGTTGTGCGTATTCGGACCCCGATCCGCCTCACTGTAGATTTCGATGTAGTGGCCAAAGATCTTTTCACAGATGAAGACGCCAAAGGCATTGTGAAGGATTGCACGATGTCTCACATCACCAAGAGAGCTCTTGGTGCTATCGAGGAAGTCATGGATGGGAAGGTAGTCGTCGATGCGACCGCCATATTTCTTAACTGAATTTTCAGCGTGAAGCAAGGGTTTCATTTTGATCTCCTAATTGAAAACGCGATTGACTAATTCGAATAGATACGTGCGATCCAAATCTTTTTCTTCGGCACGCAATTCCGCTAACACTTGGTTGAAGTAGGCAGCATCAACACCGGTCAGCTGATCTTGCAACACAGCGATGTCTGTTAGATCCAGCTTGTTGATGTCCCAAGCAATCTTGAGGATTTCCCCAGCCGTAATGGTCCAGCCACGTCGCAGGAATTTCTTCAGACGGAACAATGCACAGATTGGATACTTGCTACCTTGGTAACGCAGCTCTCGGGCCAAAACCAAATCAAGGTGTTTGAACTCCAGCTCACCGTTGCAATACCAACTTGTAGCATGCAGGAAGTCAAAGTTTGTGTGGATATCAGCTGGTGTTCCACAGAACCGCGTGACGATTTGAATGTCACCGTCCAATGAGATGGCGTTACTGGTGATCATCTGCGGTGTGTACTTCGGCTTGTCTGAACTCTTCGCATACTCCCGGTTCTTGAAGAATTTTTCAGCTTCCTCCGGAGGAAGCGATTCAAAATACCGATAATCGTTCTGATTTTCTCTATCCGTCAGAACGCCTGATGATTTGACGTAAATTTGAACGCCACCGGTCGAATTGTGACGTGTCTCAATTTCACTGACCTTTTCGGATTTGACGTACTTTTTCAGATAGTGATTGACGAGTTTCTCACAAACATCCTTGTCTACGAGGTACACGTCGTAATCGTTGGGGAGATCCCCCAACAACATTGACGGAATAGCGCCACCGGTAACAATGACGTTGAGTCTAAGTTCAGCGACCAATTCTTCTGGGAGTGTCGCATACCATTCAGAAAGCTTGTTTTCGATGGCTTCAATGATGGTCTTACGTTTAAACCCACGCTTTACATCTTGCATAATCAATCATTTTCTTTCAAAAGAAATTCAGGGTTTATGACCTTAAAGGAAAAACTACCAGTCTCAGCCTTGAAGACAACACCTTCAATGATGGTGTCCTTGTTCAGCTTTGAGTAAACCGATTTTGATTTCCATAAATCTTCAAACAAGTCCAAAGAATTTGGCTGCATGGTGGTGAACTTGGGCACCTGCTTGACATCAAGCGCCGTCAAGAACAAGTCACGTGCTCTGGGGTCAAGATGTGTCTGCTGATCAATATCCCAAACATCGTAGAAGTAGATGTCATGCTTGTCCAGTTTGTACTTGTTGCCCTGAATACCCGGACCGATAAGTTCACCCTGCAAGGCAACGTTCTTACCGAGCTTGATCAGCTTACCAATGATGCCAAGATCGTTAGCGGCATCCCAGAACTTGCCTTCCGGCTTCAGGTCAAGGTTTCTTGAACAGACGCCGACGCATCTTTCTGGTAACCCAGGATGTGTGTAGTTGCAGTAATAGATGGTGATCGAACTGCCATCCAGCTTCTCTGTGACCTCATACTTCATGTGAGGAATCAACGCCTCAATGTCATTGGTGAGGTTCTGCCAGCGCTCCTGATCAGTTTTACGAATGATGCCGGGAAAGTTTCCCTTGGCAACATTCTGCTTGGTGATCGGAGCGTTGATAAACGGATCCCACTTCTTGACACCAAGTTTCTCAGCCAGATCTATCGTATCGATATCGATATCCGCTGGCTCCGTCGATGGCCAAGATAGCATAGCCGCAATCTCGCTGAGAGGCATCAGAATGCCCTGTGAGATTTGGCCTCTGAGCTTAACCGTCTTGATGCGAAAGCCTTCACCCATTGCCTCATTCTTACGGTAGGAAGATGGTCTGAGCCATTCAAACTGCGGAAGAATTGGGAGGAACGAATCAACTTCAAAGTAGACGACATAGTCGCCTACCTTGTACAAGCCTTTCTGAGCAACAACCTTCCAACCATCGATGTGAATCAGTTCAATACGATCTGCATCTTTGATAGGTGTGATTGCTTTGACCAGTCGAACCGTGACTAGCTTTCTTTCCATTTACGCTGCAACTTTCAATGATTTTTTGAGAATGTGATGACGATTACGTATAGCTCCGGCAGTACGACGGAGATGCAGAGCTATGTCTTTACACGTCATGCGTCCATAATTCTGAATGATATACTGATCTTCCCAGATCATGTACTGAGAGCCGTATCGCGTAGCAAACTTGATGGTTTCAGCATGCTCTTTTTCGTATTGCGCTCTTGCCCTCGCGATGAGCTTTTCTTTATTCTCTTGATAGTATTGCTTACCGTTCTTGTCGTACCAGTCTTTTTGGCGCTGCCGGCAACTCTCCGCATTATTGTGATAGTAATTTCTGCATTTTTCCTTATTGCGTTCATGCCGCGCAAGAATGTCATTGATCTGCTTAAACGAATACTTGTCAAAAAGTTCACTCATAACTTAGTCCTCTACGATGTCACTATCACACTTTTTATTTGCAGCCTTGCGACTTGCTTCGTTCTTCAAAAGCATCAATCCACACTTTATGCAATAACACCAATGGTGCCATCGGGACCGTCCTTTGAAGGAATGGTTTACTGGCGCGGAATTGTTCCCTTTTCCTTGCCTGTTTTTTTGCTTTTTCAATGACTTTCTTACTAGGTTTAGATTTCGATCGATCGATCGCGAAACCGCGTTCCTGATTGCATTCGAAACATGCTAGAACTATACGTTCTTCACCGGCCACGCCAACATCCCAACGCGTGACGTTGTAGCGATCTCTTAAATGATCTTTGGTGGCTTGATCTTTATGACCATTATCAGGATAGATGTAAGTCTCACAATCGCACCAGTAACATCTACCTTCCCATCGTTTCCAAAGTGCGATGAGTGCACGTCTGGATCGCCGCCGAAATAGCGGATTGCAATCTTTACACATGTTATGAATCTTTGAGATGGAGCGGATTAGGGGAATTGAACCCCTGACATGCACGTTGGAAGCGTGCCGTTCTACCTCTGAACTAAATCCGCATTTTTTGGAGAGAGATAAGCACCCCAACTTATCTTCAGGAAGTATAGCAAAAAATCAGTATTTCGTCAACATAATTCACTTGCTGTTATCAGAAGGAGCAGGAATGCAGATGCCTTTGGCCCAAGTTCCCTGACTCATTGTCTGTTCATATACCTGTGCGGCATTCAAGCACGCCTGCACATTGGGATATGTTGCAACAGTATTTTGTGCAACACCATGACTCCACCATACAACAACGATCAAAATAGTTTTCATTTCGATTTTTTCCAATCTTCATAGTAGGCGTAAAAATCCGGATGAAGCTTGCCCGGCGGCAGAACCCCAAACGTCTCAAGATAATGATGACAGAAGCCGGTGTTACCGGTAAAGTATCCATTAATGGCCGTAGAATCAACGCAGAAGACCGCGTTATATTCTTCGCGCGTCATACCTTCAACATAGAAAGGCATGAAGTCAGATAGCTTGTTACGCAAGATTTATATTTCTCAAAAATAAAAGATGGTAGACGCCCAGAGAATCGAACTCTGCCGTGAACAGTAATCGGCTGCCAAGGGGTTATAAATCCCTCCCGCACACCAGTGCTGACGTCCTTAATCGTGAGTATTTAGGTAGCGTTCAAGGCGGTCTAACATATCGCTTGAACTCATGTGCCGCATTAAACCGGCACTGCGACCGGTAAAATTACCGGCATCCCATATAATATCAAGAATTGACCGGCCTGGGTAACGCTCCACTAACCGGTCCATAACTTCAGCAAGACGCGCTACATTTTCGTTTTGAAGGAAGACAAGCTGACCTAACTCAATTTCTTCGCCAAGCTCTTCACCTTCAGGACAACACTTGTTACTCATAAATCTTCTTTTAACCTCATTGCACCTTCAAAATTCTGACACACAACGGCCGAAGTCGCAACCGGTTGACCGTTGACCTGCTTCTTAATAATGACGCCGTAACCGACCAAATCGTTCTCAGCACAGTCCTCATTGCGGCGACCGGTAATTAGTGCGCCTTTATGACCAC